ATGACAGTAATGTATTGCTGATTGTTCCTACCACTTCACTAGTAGAGCAGATGTATTCCGATTTTGATGACTATTCTAAGATGGATGATTGGAATGTTAGTGATAATTGCCATAAAATATATTCTGGCAAAGAGAAATACAACCTGAAGCATAGGGTAATAATTACAACTTGGCAATCGATTTATAAAATGCAGACGCCATGGTTTGAAAACTACGGTATGGTAATTGGAGATGAAGCTCATAACTTTAAGGCAAAGTCGTTAACTGCGATATTAGAAAAGTGTGTAAATGCGCAGTACAGAATGGGAACTACAGGAACATTAGACGGTACCCAAACACATCAGTTAGTATTAGAAGGTTTGTTTGGTCCTGTGCATAAAGTGACTACTACGAAAAAGCTAATAGAAGAAAAATCTTTAGCACAACTGGACATATTTGTCTTGTTATTAAAATATAGCGATGAGTATTGCAGGCTTGTGTCTAAAATGAAATACCAAGAAGAGATTGATTTTATTGTCAAATACGAGCCGAGGAATAACTTTATATCAAATCTGGCAATGGATCAAACTGGTAATACACTAATATTGTTTCAGTTTGTAGAGAAGCACGGAAAGCCTTTACACAATATGCTACAAGAAAAATTTAGTAAATTGCCACGAAACACTAGGAGATTATTTTATGTATCAGGAGAGACCGACGTGGATACGCGGGAAGAAATTCGAGCGATTACAGAGAAGCAGGACGACGCGATTATTGTCGCTAGTATGGGCACTTTTTCTACAGGTATTAATATTAAGCGTCTTCACAATATTATATTTGCTTCACCAAGTAAGTCTCAAATTAGGGTTCTTCAAAGTATCGGAAGAGGATTAAGAAAATCTGGTGATGATATAGATACTAAGGTATATGACATTGCTGATGATTTACATTGGAAGTCAAATAAAAATTACACGCTGGAACATGCAGGAGAAAGAATCAGAATTTATAGTAGAGAAAAATTCGACTATAAAATTCATGATATAAATATATAAATGGAAACAATACAAGAAGTAGATGTACGACATTTTAAGCTGACGAACGGCGAGAACATTATTTGCTATGTTCAATCAGCGACCGAGCATGCCTTCATTGTAGAACGGCCTGCGGCCGTGCAGGTTTCACCTGCCGGTATATGGACTTTTAATGACTGGTTTCCATTCTCTGACAAAAAGGTATTTAAGATAATGAAGCGATTTGTTATTAACCATACTGAGGTTGTGACCGAAACGAAAGAGTCATATATTAAATATTCTTGCCAAGATGAGATTAGAGATACTATAGAAACATATAGCGATAATTATGAATATGATATGGAGAGTGATCAATTAGATTTTGATGAACCAGAGACGAAAACAATACATTAGTATACCCCTATCCTCAAGTGGACTCTTATATTATATCACGCTTTTCGCGATTTGTACACCTTTTTATGCAAAAAAACTAAATTAATTTAATGAAAATAACTGTGTACTTTTATGGTATACTGTGTTATAATATACTATTATCGGGAGAAATACATGACTAAAAAAATCAAACCAAAAGATAAACCACATTACGTAAACAATAAGGAATTTTCTCAAGCTGTTATGGATTATGCGATTGCAGCTCGTGCCGCAAAGGATGCAGATGAAGTCACTCCTACGGTAACTAATTACATTGCAACTTGTTTTATGAAAATATCAGAAGGCCTGTCCCACAGACCGAACTTTGTTCGGTACACTTATCGTGAGGAGATGGTTATGGATGGTGTAGAAAATTGTCTACGTGCAATTAATAACTATAAAATAGAAACAGCAACAAGGACTGGTAATCCTAATGCGTTTTCTTATTTTACACAAATATGCTTCTTTGCATTTATTCGAAGAATCACCAAAGAGAAAAAGCAACAAGAAATTAAATTTAGATTTATTGAAAAGATGGGAATCGAAGACTTTGCTGCTATGGGAATGGATGATGCAGGTGCTCAACAAACTATGGAGTATGTTGATACTCTTAGGCAAAGAATCGATAAGATTAGAGTGAAAGACGATAAAATCAAAGAATTTGCAAAGGCAGAAAAAGAGAAAGAAAAACTAGAATTATTTATGGTATAATTTATGAAAGTTGCTATATTAAACGATACCCACTGTGGTGTTAGAAACTCATCAGATATTTTTTTAAAGTATCAAGAAAGATTTTATGAAGAAATATTTTTTCCATATCTTAAGGAAAATGGTATAAATAATATTCTTCACCTAGGGGATTATTATGAGCACCGGAAGTTTGTCAACTTCAAAGCACTCAATGCGAACCGCAAGCATTTTCTTGAGCCTATGCGTGATATGGGGATCACAATGGACATTATTCCTGGGAACCACGACGTATATTTCAAGAATACGAACGAACTATGTTCACTTAAGGAACTACTCGGTTACTTCACATCCAACGTTAATATTATAATGAAACCTACAGTGTTAGACTATGATGGTCTAAACGTAGCAGTAATACCTTGGATTAATAACTCAAACTATAAAGAATATGTTGACTTTGCTCTTAACTGTAAAGCACCAATTCTTGGCGCACATTTAGAATTAGCTGGTTTTGAAATGATGGCAGGCATAACTAATCCACATGGAATGAACGCTGAAATTTTCTCGAGATTCGAAAAGGTATTGTCCGGACATTTTCATACAAGATCAAGTCAAGGCAATGTTGATTACTTAGGTTCTCAGTTCGAGTTTACATGGGCCGATGTCGATGATCCAAAATACTTTCACGTGTTAGATACGGAGACAAGAGAAATTACTCCTGTACGTAATCCTATTACTATGTTTAAAAAGATCGTGTATGATGATTCGAATAATGACTATAGTGATTTTGACTTTACTGACTGTCAACATAAATTTATAAAGCTAATTGTGCTTAGTAAAAACGATCTATACGGTTTTGATAAATTTGTTGATAAGTTACAAAGTATAGAAACTTATGAATTAAAAATCGCAGAAAGCTTTGAGGAATACTTAGGCGAAAGCGTCGAAGACGAAAAGGTGTCTTTAGAAGATACAACTGAATTACTAGATTCTTACGTAGAAGCAGTCGATACTGAATTGGATAAGGATCATTTGAAAATTGAATTGAGAAAGCTTTATACTGAAGCACAAAACCTTGAGGTAGTATGATACATTTTAAAAGTGTAAGTTGGAAGAACTTTCTTTCAACTGGTAATGATACAATTAAAGTACAACTTGATAGAACTCCATCAACGTTAGTCGTCGGATCTAATGGCGCAGGTAAATCAACTATGTTAGACGCGCTATCGTTTGGATTATTTGGCAAGCCACACAGAGATATTAAGAAAGATCAAATGATTAACAGTATTAATAAGAAAGGTACTGTTGTTGAAGTAGAGTTTAATATTGGTAATTCGGAGTTTAAGATTGTTCGTGGTATTAAACCTAACAAGTTTGAAATCTGGCAGAACAATAATATGATCAATCAGTCGTCAAACGCAAGAGACTATCAAAAATTCTTAGAGCAGAACATTCTTAAGTTAAATCACAAATCATTCCATCAGGTTGTTGTATTAGGAAGCAGTTCTTTTATTCCATTTATGCAGCTACCGGCATGGACACGTAGGTCTGTTATTGAAGACTTGTTGGACATTAACATCTTTAGTAAAATGAACACACTACTTAAAGAACGCAATTCTAAGATAAAAGAAGAACTTACTGAGATCAATCATTCTTTAGATTTATATAAAGCCAAGATGGATACTCAATCTAAATATATTAAAGATCTACAAGCAATCAATAAAGACATGATTGCATCTAAAGAAAACTCTATTGAAGCATACGAAGATGACGTAAAGGCGTTAGTTAATCAATCATCAGAGTTAGGTAAAAACCTAGACGCTTTAACCGAAATTGAAAATAGTAAACACGACGAACTATCCAGAAAGGTATCTGATATTAAGTCAGAAGATAAAGTGTTTAAATCTAAAATAAAAGATTTAGTAAGTCAAGCTAAGTTTTTTGAAGAAAACGAAATATGTCCAACATGCGATCAAGATATAGACGCAAAGATTAAAGACAATCGTTTAAGTCACATTAAAGCGACAGCCGCAAACATACAAGAAGGTATGAAGGAGTTATCACTGGATAACGACAAATGTGCTTCTCAATTGCTAGAATGCCAAAATAATATGAAAGAGCTTTTAGCCAAGCAAAGACAGATCAACTCTAATAATGATAAGATCAATATCATGCAAAGAGAGATCGAAAAGATTCAGAAAGAAATTAGTACTTTGTTGCAGTCATCTGGAGATATTAAAACCGCTAAAGACGAACTAAACGCTTTGCGTGATAATAAAGACTCAATAACCGAGAAAAAACTAGAATATGTAGAAGAGCGCACGTACAATGAAGTTATAGGCGAGATGTTGAAAGATACGGGCATAAAAACGAAGGTTATTAAACAATATTTGCCTGTTATGAATAGGCTTATTAATCAGTACTTACAAGTCTTAGATTTCTTTGTCGCATTCCATTTAGATGAAAACTTTACTGAAACAATACGATCTCGTCATCGCGACGCATTTAACTATGCATCGTTTTCAGAAGGTGAAAAACAGAGAATCGATTTGTCATTACTATTTACATGGAGACAGATTGCTAAGATGAAAAATTCAGCATCTACCAATCTACTTGTACTTGACGAAACCTTTGATTCTTCTCTTGATCATGATGGTATTGACAATCTTACTAAAATTCTAAACACTCTAGAAGATGGTACAAATGTGTTCATCATATCGCATAAAGGTGATATCCTAGAGAATAAGTTTAGATCTAAGATAGAATTTATTAAAGAACGTAACTTTTCTAAGATCAAGTAACTTCGAGTCCTTATTCCGAAAAGTTATAAGCTTATAACAAATACGTATAAAAACTATATACTATTTTTCAAAAAAAGGTGTACAAACGCCTTAAAACTTAGTATAATGGTACCATATTAAAGATAAGGAGTTAATATGTATCACAATTCAAGTCTACCAAAACTACTCGCGAAAGAGAATATCTCTATTCGTCATGGCAATTATCAGACCCCATGGTTTGATATCAAAAACCGTGTTCTCGGTCTTCCTCTGTGGAAGGACATGGGCAAAGACGTATATGACTTGTTTGTAGGTCATGAAGTTGGCCATGCATTAGAAACTCCATATGAAGGATGGCACGACAGTCCTGAAAAACTTCAGGGTTGTCCTAGGTCCTACATTAATGTAATAGAAGATGCTAGAATCGAAAGGAAAGTAAAAACTAGATATCCTGGTTTAGTCGGTCCATTTTCTAGAGCATACGCTAACTTATTTGAAGACAACTTTTTTGGAACAGAAGATATAGATCTTTCAGAACTAAGAATTATCGATAAGATTAATCTTCAAGCTAAAGTTGGCGCTCACGTTAATCTAGATTTTACTGACGAAGAACAAGTATTTATGAATAGAGCTATGGCAACTGAAGACTTTCAAGAAGTCTTAGAGTTGGTTAAAGACATTGTAGCTTACGATAAAACTCAAGAGGACGATGAAGAAGAGAGTGAAACTCCTGACGAAAACAAATTTGACGAAACTGAGGAAACTGAAGATCAAAGCGATCCTTCACAACAAGGTGGAGATGATCAACCTGAAGATCAACAAGAACAAAATGCTCCTAATTCTTCCGGAGACGATTCAGAAGAAGATGAAGAAGATAAAGAACAATCTGACGAAGGTTCTGTTTCTCTTGGTAACGGCGCGGACGGAAACGTTGGTATCTCAGTAACAGACGAAGCTTTTAGAAACGCAGAAAAGTCACTACTTGATACTGATGAAGATGGTAATCAAACGCTTGTTGTTTCTGATATTCATAAAGATATTAGAAAAAAGATAGTCATTGACTTTAAAGATCTTCAAGAAGAAAGAGCGGAATCCGCAGAAAACGCCGGTGAGTATATCACAGAAGATATTGCTCAAGCGGCTCTGGAATATCCTTCATATATTAAAACAACAAAAAGAAGCGTTGCTGTCGCAGTTAAAGAATTTGAAATGAGAAAAGCTGCTACTCAGTGGGCTAAAGCGACAACCGCAAAAACTGGAGTTATCGACGTAAATAAACTGTTTTCATACAAGACTAATGAGGATATATTCAAGCAAACAACTAGACTTCATGATGCTAAAAGCCATGGAATGATAATGTTAATTGACTATTCTGGATCTATGTATGAGTCACTACCTAACGTCTTAGATCAGTTAATTCACTTAGTGTTGTTTTGCAAGCAAGTTAATATTCCTTTTGATGTGTATGCGTTTACAACTCAAAACAGAAATATTGATTATTACGATCTTAGAACTCAGGGTTTATTGATTGATGGCGATATGGATTTAGATCAAATAAGTATGCCGCTTTTGACTTCTTCAAGTCTTAAAAAGTCAGATTTTGAAGCTTCGCTTAAAGCTCTTCACGTTAGAGCGACTGCTGGCGGTTATGTGTCAAGACAGATAATTGGAAGATCAGAAGAGTTTGGTTCAACTCCGTTAAATCAGGCTTTAATCATGTCACATCATCTAATCAAAGAATTTAAAGTTAAACACGCAATCGAAAAAATGAATCTAGTCGTTTTCTCTGATGGAGAAGCGAACAGAATGCAAGCTTACCAAGACCAATCTCTTGAAGATAACAAAGTTTATACTAACGGAATGTGGAAAGGTGTCAATATGATGATTGACGGTAAACTAGTAAAGTCGGAAGGTAGAACCGGAGTTACTCCTGCAATATTGGAAAATATAAACAAAAGACTAGCAACGAACTGTATTGGATTCTTTATGGCAGATAACAATAGAGACTTTAATAATAAAGTTGATGATATTGCCGGTGTTACTTGGGCTGAAGACGAAAGAAAAGAAGCTCAAAAAGAGTACAGAAAAAACAAATGTGTTGTTAGGACTAATGCTCTCGGATACAACGAATTTTACTTAATTAAAGGTGGTAACAACCTTGAAACCGCAGATGACGGTTTCGAAGTGACGCACGATCACACTAGGGGTCAGATGGCAACTGCGTTCAAAAAATACTCTAAGAGTAAGAAGCAGAACAAAGTTCTCATGACCACATTCGGTAAAGCGGTCGCATAAACTGCTAAAATTTGTATACTTTTTTTCAAAAAAAGGTGTACAAGCCTCTAGAATCGTGGTATAATATACACATAAACAATTGATAAGGAACTACATTATGAAAGATATGAAAATCTCAACACAAAATATTTTAAAAGAACTGGCTAAGAATTATCCAGATCAGACTGCGTTCAGGAAGAACGTAATCGAAACCACGGCAAAGTCCATGGGTTACACTGGAAAAGACTTCTATCCAATGCTTACTGCAGAAAACAGAGTCAAGATTGGTACTTACGATCTAAGTGCTTTATTGCAAACCGTAGAGGTAAATAACAAAGTTGTGGATATAAGCGCACCAGCTGCAAAAATGCAGTCAATTGTTAATGATGAAAAAACGTTTGCGAAAGCAGATCCAACGTTTGTTCCGTGGGGCGCTTTCCACGATCTTGTAAAAATGATCAAGTCGGAAATGTTCTATCCAGTTTACGTTTCAGGTTTATCTGGAAACGGTAAGACTTTTATGGTAGAACAAGCTTGTTCAAAACTAAACAGAGAATTTATTAGGGTTCAAATAAACCCAGAAACTGACGAGGACGATTTACTTGGTGGATTTAGACTTATTGATGGCGAGACTGTCTTTTCAAAAGGGCCGGTACTTAAAGCTATGGAAAACGGCGCTATCTTATTGCTCGACGAAATTGATAGAGCTACAAATAAAATTATGTGTCTTCAAGGTATACTTGAAGGTAAACCTGTTCTCGTTAAGAAAACAGGTGAAACGATTACTCCTGCGCCTGGCTTCAATGTTATAGCGACTGCGAATACAAAAGGTAAAGGTTCAGAAGATGGTAGGTTTACTGCTGCTTCAATCATTGACGAAGCTTTCTTAGAAAGGTTTACTGTTGCGATTGATCAGAAGTTTCCATCACCTTCAATCGAAACAAAAATCCTTAATAATCATATGGCTAAGTTCGGAGCAGAAGATTCTGACTTCGTAGAAAAGTTAATTACTTGGGCAGATATTATTAGGAAGACTTTCTACGACGACGGAGTTGATGAGGTTATTTCAACAAGAAGGCTTTGTCATATCGCTCAAACATTCTCTATCTTTAAGAATAGAGCTAAAGCTATTGATCTATGTATCGCTAGGTTTGACGATGATACTAAGTCTGCATTCCTAGATCTATATAGCAAAGTTGACGCGGGTATGGAAATAATTACTGACGAGGATTATAATGGCGAAACAGCTTAAACCAGACTATAAATTTAACGAAGGAACTCTCATTGAAGAGTTCCATTCTTATATCGATTCTACATATCAGCAGCATTACGGACAAGGCGGACTTCAATCATCTGAAGTAATTATTGACCGCGGACACGGACTTGGATTTTTCTTAGGAAATGTCGATAAGTATAATGCTAGATACGGTAAGAAAGGAACTCCAGCGGATCATAGAAAAGATCTTATGAAGGTCTTACACTATGGATTGCTTGCGCTTTATGAGCACGATCGATTAAATGAAAAATAACTATGTACAAACACAATTAAATGTGGTATAATATAGGTAACAAATTAAAAAAGGTAAATTATGAAAATATCGAGTGAAACTATTAACATCCTGAAAAACTTTTCGGGAATAAATGCCAATTTAGTCTTTAAACCTGGAAAGGAACTTAAGACTATTTCGGAAGCAAAAACTATTATGGCCAATGCGTCAATCCTAGAGGATTTTCCTCAACAGTTTGGTGTATACGATCTTAATGAATTTTTGTCGTTGTACAATCTTATGGATGAACCTAACCTAGAATTTAGTGAGAAATATCTTACTATGTCTGATGGATCACAAAAGATTAAGTACTATTATTCTGAAATAGATATTCTTACACAACCAAGTAAGGATATCAATATGCCAGAGTGTGAGGTTGTGTTGGATTTATCAATGGAAAATCTATTGAAAATTCAAAAAGCAGCAGCTGTACTCGGACATTCAGAATTGAGTTTTATTGGTGATGGTAATACTGTTGTCGCATCTGTATTTAACGAGAAAGATGCTACAGCAAATACTTTTGATATCGACTTAGGTATTAGCACTAATGAGACTTTTAATTACGTCTTTAGTATTTCTAATTTGAAAATGCTACAAGGCGATTATAAATTGTCGATTTCATCTAGGCTAATCTCCAATTGGAGAAATGCGGATAATCCTTTGGATTATTTTATCGCTTTAGAGAAATCATCAAGTTTCGGTGTATAAATAACTATGCACAGAAAAAATTCTCATAATATTATGAGGATAATACGAGAAGATGCCGAATGGTTCGGGTCTCTCATAATTAGTCTACTTTGCAAAGGAGAAAAAAATGACTGAACTACAAGATAAAGTCCTTCCACAGGAAGGCGAAGAGCAACAAGCTCCACAACTGTCTCTACAAGACATCGCAACTTTCGTACAGATTATCGATATCTGTTCTAAAAGAGGTGGTTTTGAAGGACAAGAAATGGAAGCTGTTGGTGGTTTGAGAAACAAGACTGTAGCATTTCTAAATGCTGCGTCTGAAGCTCAAGGCCAAGCTGCTCCAGAAGGCATGGTCCCAGCCGGTGACGATTTGCCTGAAACAGTTGAAGCTGAAGAAGCTTAAATTGTATTAGCTTAATTCGGGGGTAGCTCCCCCGTATTTTTTAAATTTTATTATGAAGGATATATTATGGATCGCAATGAACTAACACGCTTAATCGAAGCACTAAAACGAGGTACTGTTACAGTAACCTTTCAAAAAATTGACTCAGAAGAAGTTCGAGTCATGCCATGTTCTCTCAACCCAACTGTTCTCGAAGCTAATGGTGTAAAAGCTGTTATCGAAAATGTCAGTTCTGAAACCGAACACTTAGCTGTTTGGTCTCTAGACAAAGACGCATGGAGATCGTTCCGTGTAAATACAGTTCTTGGTTGGGAGGTACTTTAATGTCAGAATTTCTTTGGGTTGAAAAATATCGTCCACAAAAAATTAAAGACTGCATTTTACCAGAATCAATCAAGAAAACTTTTGAAGATATTGTTAGAGGAGGTGACCTACACAATATGCTTCTTACCGGAACAGCCGGCCTAGGTAAAACAACAGTCGCAAAAGCTTTGTGTAACGAACTTGACTTAGACTTTCTTTTGATCAATGGATCCGAAGAGTCTGGTATTGACACGCTTCGAAATAAAATTAAGCAGTTTGCATCTACCGTTTCGTTACAAGGAGGCTACAAAGTAGTTATTCTTGACGAAGCAGATTATCTTAATGCTCAATCAACACAACCCGCATTGCGTGGTTTCATTGAAGAGTTCTCAAATAACTGTCGATTTATATTGACATGTAATTTCAAGAATCGAATCATTGAACCATTGCATTCTCGTTGTACTACGATTGAGTTTAACGTTTCTAAAAAAGATTCAGCTCCACTTTGCGGGCAGTTTTTACATCGATGCGAGGTTATTCTAAACCAAGAAAACATTGATTACGATCGCAAGGTTGTAGCTGAACTTATTATGAAACACATGCCCGATTGGCGTAAGGTTCTTAACGAACTTCAACGTTACAGTAGTAGCGGTACTATTGATACGGGCATTTTAGTATCTTTATCGGAAGTATCCCTCAACGATCTTATGATCCACTTGAAAGGGAAGAACTTTAAAGGTATGCGTCAGTGGGTAAGTAACAATATTGATTCTGAACCTGCAGCAATTTATCGTAAAATTTATGATAATATGAATGACTATATTGATCCTCAAAGTATA